GAAATAAAACAAAATAGTCCAGGAGAATTCGAAAAGAAGATAGATTATGAACAAATTTTATTTCAGAGAGAATCTATATTTGCAAACTTCTTTTCACAAAGAGTTAAACTTGTAGTGCCAGGAAATTTTGGAATTTCATCAGGAGCAAATGTATATTTAAACATACCTAAATTCTCCGAGAAAGTTCCAGGAGAAAATAATTTAGACAGAACATTATATGGTCATTATATGATCATCGCAGCACGGCACAAATTAACACCGGACAATAAACACGAAACTATTTTTGAAGCTTGTACAAACAGTTCAAATAGAAGTGATAGATATAATAAAATGATCGGCGTTGATAATGTAACTAATACAAATTATGCGTAATATTTTTTTAAGGATAATCCTATGACTATGCAAGTTGTAGAAAGAGATGCTATAGTTATCAATAATGCTGATCCACTTGGATTAGCCCGACTTCAAGTTTTTATCTATGGTGTTCATGATATAACTGGAATTAAAACTCCATTTGAGAACCTTCCTTGGGCGTTTGCATCTCAAACTACCGTTTCTATACCAAAAATATACACTCCAATAAAAGTAAAATATAAATTTTCTTTTGGTAGTGCAATGAGAGCTTTTGCTGATCAAGAGGCTTTAGAATGGCACTCTCCTTCACCTTATTTGAAATTAACAGAAAATAGAGACCCAAGACTCTATTTAAAATATGACAGAGAAAATCAAAAATTTTTAAACCAAAGTCCTGTAGATTATTCAACGATTAAAAATAAAATAGCACAATTAGAGGAAGAAAAGAAAACATTAGAAAATGCCAAAAAAGCTAATGAAGAAGAACTAAAAAATTTAATTGCAGATGAAGAAAAATATCAAGTTTCAAATATATTAGATGCTGAGACAAACCTGGCAAATCTTTATAAGAACTCTACATCAAATTTAAATAGAGTAAATACGCAAAAACAAGGAATTCAAGAAGAAATAAACAAACAAAGTCTTAAAATACAAGAAATAGATAAACAAATTGCAGAACTAAATTCTCAAGCTTCTAATGCGCCGAATGCTTTACTTTCCATAGAACAGGCAAGATCATTGGATGCAAGAGTAGGCCGATATGATGAAACTTCTGGTAAAGTTTATAATACACAAGAAGAATTAATAGGTAACTGGACAGGATATACTTTTTATTTACCCGGTTACGCATTACAACCTGGACCTTCTATACCAGACAGAAAAAAATTAATACCAATAGATTCGAAAGGTAGAATAAGTGAAGAATCTTATTTACAATCAACAAATCTTAATGGTTCAAAATCTGGTCAACTGAGTACAATTATAGATCCTTCGGATAGTGTAGCTATAGAAAAATCAAATAATGATAAAACTTGGAATTGTGATATTTCCTATGAAACTAGATTAAAAATTCTCACAAAAAGACAAGAAGTTATAACAGCAGTTAAATGGTTGAGAGATAAGATACTTGCTCTTTTTGCAATTGATGGAAATTCTGCCACAGCTCAGTGGATTAAACAAACGGTTAAACTTTTAACGGCTACACTCAAAAGTATTCAGAAATTTTTAAAAGTAATAAATGAAATAGTACTAGAGATTGCAAAAATTACCGCACAGATAAGACAACTAATAAACTGGATATTAAGTTTACCCGCAAGATTATTGGTTCTGTTGCAAGACTGTTTAACTCATTTTTTTAATTCATTGACTGATGCTTTTTCCGAATCAATATCTTTAAGTGGTGCCGGTGGTGAAAATGTATCTTTTTCTGAAGTAACAGAATTAATATCTGAAACACAAAAAACATTCCAAACAGCAAAAGAAACAGTAGAAATTACAACAATAGTATATACAGAAATTAAAGCGATAGAAGCAACATTTGAAAAGGTATAATGATGGCAGATACAGAAGTTAAAAAACCCGAAGGTGATAGTACTTGGTATGAACCCGATTCTCAAGCAAATAATTCAGTTTATCCTCATGTAAAAGGATTTTATTCCGATTCTGGTCATTTTGTGGAAATGGATGACACACCACAATATGAAAGAATGAGAATACAACATAGAATAGGAAATTATACTGAGATACAATCCGATGGAACAGAAATTCATAAAATTATTGGTGATAATTATGAAATAGTTGTTAAGAACAATCATGTTTTGATAAAAGGTTATTGCTCTGTGACTATAGAAGGTGATTCTAAATTAAATGTTAAGGGAGATGTTTATCAAAACATTGAAGGTAATGTTTATCAAAACATTGAAGGTCAGATGGACGCTGTTGTCACCGGTGAGGTAAATTTAACTTCAGAAACCGATGTAAACATAACTGCTGGAGGAATAGAAGGACAAATTAATTTAAATGCTCCTTTTTCTGTTCATGTCGAAGGTGATTTAACTGTAAACGGAGGAATATCTTCCACAGGACCTATTGCTTGTTCTGAAAACATAATAGCGAGTAAAAAAGTTTTTGGTGCTTTAGGATTGGTAACTCCCACAGGAGTTTTAGTTGGCCTTCCAGATGCTGGTGCTGTTGCACCAGGAATTTATTCTGCTGGTCCCATTTCATCATTATCCTCAGTTACGGCGCCAGTATTGAATGATATTATTGGACCAATACAGATATTCAGACATGCGTATACATATCATTTTCATCCAGGAGATTCTGGAGGAGTTACTGGAATTCCTAGCATAGGAGCTTTATAATGGCAAATGTTTTAGATAGATTAACAACTACTTTCGATTCATCTAAATTTGGTGATGATATTAATTTGAGTGACAGAGCTAAAGCTTTTTTAAACACAAGTCCTATAAAAATAAGTTCATGGGCGGCTAGTGATTTGGCCAATGGTGCGGTGACACGTTCTGATTATTTTCAAAATCCTGTTGCATCTTATGTTTCTAGTATATCTTCTAATTTAAATTCAATTATAACATTATGTACTACTAGTCCAGATACAAACTATCCTAGTTCTAATGCTGCGATAAAAAATTTAGCTAATTCATCAAATAATTTAGTAACTCAATTAAATTTATTTTTACAACATACAAATAGAATATCTGGTGTTTCAGAGAGTTATTTTGATTCATCTACAGGAGTTATAAAACCAAATTATCAAGATTGTGTCGGATCTGGAGGAATGATATTAACTATATTGGGAACAACAGATAATGTTAGAAATTCTACTCCTATTTTAAACCAGTTTACTAGTTTGTATATTGAAGAAGAATTGGCGGCTAATAATTGGAGTATAGGAAATACTAAAAACTCACTACAAACCGTGCCTTCTTCACTGACAACATCTCAAGTAAATGCAATGAATGTAATAATAAACACCGCAAATACATTACTTTACACCAGAAGAACCGAAGATGAGAATTATTTTTACGCTTCCCAACAAATTTTAAAAGATTTTCAGATACTAAACGGAATGCAAAACTCGGGAAGTACTGAAAAAAATCTAATTACCAATAAAATAGGAACCGCAAAACTCAAAACCTCTTTAGGAGTTGAATAAATAATAGATGGCCACAATTACTACCAATGTTGCGAGAACTTATAAGGACTTAGACCTCCTTTTCAATGTTCACCCAATAAAAAAAGACGTTAATAAACACACAGCAGAAATGGCTGTGATTAATTCTGTAAAAAACTTGATTTTAACAAATCATTATGAACGTCCTTTTCAACCAGAAATAGGATCTAATGTCTCAAAACTTTTATTCGAACAACTAGATTTTGTGACTGCCGCAGCATTGGAAAGAGAAATTTCTCAGACAATACGAAATTTTGAACCAAGAGCCTCTGTTTATAGAATACGTGCTTTACCAGATTATGACAACAATGGTTTTACGATAGATATGGAATTTACCATTATAAACAGAACTGAACCAATAACAATAACATTTTTTCTAGATCGAGTAAGATAAATGACAGATCGTTTAAGAGTAACAGAACTTGATTTTGATCAAATCAAAACAAATTTAAAAAGTTTTTTAAAAAGTCAAAATGAATTTACCGACTATGATTTTGACGGTTCTGGATTAAGTGTACTTTTAGATATACTGGCTTATAATACACATTATAACGCTTATTATCTAAACATGATTGCAAATGAATCCTTCTTAGATACGGCTCTTTTAAGAAACTCGGTTATTTCTCATGCCAAAAAATTTGGATATGTTCCAAGATCAGCAACAGCTGCAAGAGCTACAATTAACTTTACTATCAATAGTTTAAACTCTACACCAGGTAGTTTAACTTTACCAAGAGGATATATTTTCTTATCTTCATTGATTGATAATAAAGTATATAATTTTGTTACATTAGAAGATACTACCGTAACAAAAACTGGGACAAATTTCGTATTCAATAATTTAAAAATATACGAAGGATCTTTGAATAGATATTCTTTCAACCATTCTGAAGCTTCAAATCCAAAGCAAATATTTTCTATACCAGATTCGAATATTGATACATCAACATTAAAAGTTACTGTACAACAATCTTCATCTAATACAGATTCGGTTGTTTATAGTTTAGCCACAGATGTAATAAATCTTACTGCTAACTCTACTGTTTATTTTTTACAAGAGGGACTAAACAATCAATATCAGATTTATTTTGGTGATGATGTAATCGGTAAAAAAATACCTGACGCTGGTGTAGTAAATGTAACCTATCTTTCTACGAACGGATCTGTTGCTAATAAAGCCAATACTTTTGTTGCCACGACACCAGTCTCATCTTTTACTACTTTTAGTGTGACCCCAGTTGCCGCTTCTTCTGGCGGCGCAGCAAAGGAATCTGTCGATCAAATTAAGTTTGCAGCTCCATTACAGTTTACCTCTCAAAATAGAGCTGTAACAAAAAATGATTATATTAAACTAATTCAACAAAAATATCCACAGTTTGATGCGGTTAATGTTTGGGGTGGAGAAGAAAATATTCCTCCCGTTTATGGTAAAATTTTTATTTCTGCTAAACCTAAATTGGGATTTGAAGTTTCTGATACCGAAAAAAATTATTTTATAAATGAGATAGTTAAACCCATAAGTGTTTTAACAGTTACTCCAGAATTTGTTGATGTTGATTATAATTACATTAAGTTAATTTCTACCGTTTATTATGACCCAACGAAAACTGATTTAAATACATCAACTCTACAATCAAAAGTTACAAATGCGATAACTTCATTTTCAAATTTAAATTTAAATAAATTTAATTCAATTTTTAGTTCATCAAAATTAAGAACTAATGTTGATAATTCTGATATTTCTGTACAATCAAACGAATTGGAAATATTTTTGTCTAAGAGATTTAGACCTGTTTTAACACAAACTAATACTTATACTTTAGATTTTGGTGTTGA